CAACAATCAACATAACACGATTGCTCCAACTGCAAGTGTGGCTTTGCCTTTGTCATTTTCCCAAGCGGCATACAAGGCGCGACCTTGTTCGTTTGATTTGCCTTTCATTGGCTGAAAGGATTGAGCAAAGTTAGGTCGCGATGACGGCTTTGTGCCAGGAGCATTTCGCCCTGCAATTTCATAAATTGCGCCAGCGCCTGAAAGGTTACGAAGTTGTGCTAATGCTCTAAAGCCTCTTGGATTTGCTTTTGATGGCGTTGTCTTGTACCCAATGCCGCGCCGCATAATTGAAGCGTTAAACACAGGAAACTTCCCACCCTCACGCGCCCAATTACTAAGTGGTGATTGGGATGGAATAAATCCTCTAGCTTCTTTTACAACAGGCAGAAACTGCATCACAAAAATTAGAAAAGTCGGTTGCTAAATTAGGTAAGCAACTTGCTGGAGTCTTCGCAGCTTCTAAGTTATACGCATTTGGTAAAGCATCAGTTAAAGCATTTGCAGAAGATGAGAAGGCTGCTCGATCCCTAGCATTAGCCTTAGCCAATACAGGTAATGCCTTTGCAACCATTGGTGTCGAGAACTTTATTGCTGATTTACAGCGCGCTACAGGTGTGTTAGATGACAATCTTCGCCCAGCATTTAGAACGCTTCTTACAGCGACAGGCGATGTAAAGAAATCACAAGATGCTTTAGCACTTGCATTAGATATTAGCGCTGGTACAGGAAGAGATTTAGGTCAAGTCTCTGTTGCCTTGGCGCGTGGATTTACAGGTCAGACAACAGGACTTAGCCGTTTAGGGGCAGGATTATCCAAAGCCACTCTTAAAACTGGTGACATGAATGTTATTGTTGGTGAACTTACAGACAAGTTTAGAGGTCAGGCACTAGCTGCTGCACAAGGCTATTCAGGACAAATGGATCGCTTAACAGTTGCATCCAATAACGCTAAAGAAATAATCGGCAAAGATTTGCTTGATGCCATGTCGCTTATTGCTGGTCAAGGCGGCATCGGTGGCGCAGCAAGTGCAATGGAAAACTTTGCCAGCCAAATTGGTGATGCGATTTACGGGATTGGTGTTCTTACAGCCAAAATTAAAGCATTACCTGGAGCAGGCTTTATTGGTGATGTTCTGGCTGCTGGTACTCAGATTTCAGGACTAGGACTTCTTTCAAGATTAGGTGCATCAAGCAAGGCACGCTCAGCAGGCACACCTGCTCAATCGCCTGGACAACGCAAGGCAATCGATAAAGCCAACGCTGATGCGCTTAGACTGCAAAAAACTAAAAACAGTCTGGCCACCATCGACAATGCCAATACTGCTAGAAAACTCACCCTTACAGCAGACCAAATAGCCCTGCAAGAGCTAGAGAAGAAGTTTGATGTAGATCGTATCAATCTTTACACAGCCTTGAATGAATCCGCTGATAGTGAGATAAAAATGCGCTTACTGTCCAAGATTGCTATCTATGACCAAAATGAAGCAATGGCTGGAATGATTAAAAAAGCCAATGAAGCAGAAGATGCTTTTAAAGCACTTATTGAAACAATCCGCGCATCAATTAGAGCAATGCTAGATAAGATTGCTGCTGAATTAAGCCAATTAAGCGCACTAACAACGACTGGTGCCAATACGCCAATAGAAACACAACGGGCAATCGTTCGTGAAAAACTTAATTTTGCAATGCCAGACGTAACAGCATTACAAAACCGATTAGGTCAATTCAGTAACACTTCATCAAGCGGCGGTGGTTCTCCAACCTACATTATCAACGCATCAGGCATAGGAGACCAACAGATTGCATCAGTCGTTCAAGCAGCAATCCAAGACCTTAATAGATATGGGAACTCAACCACCTACGCTGGAGCAATCTAGTGGCAACTCCAACGATTAATGCAACCATTAACTTCTCAACTGGACCATCTTTTGCTCAGGCGTTTATTATTGGTTCAGGTATTTTTGGAGTAAATGTTCTAGCTGATAGCACAGCAGTTATTGTTGATGTATCTAATCAAGTAGATTCAATCCAAACCAGCAGGGGTCGTAATGCTCAGGCAGACCAATTCCAGACAGGTCAATTAACCCTTCGCATTGTGGATCAGAATGGTGACTTCAACCCACAGAATGTATCCAGCCCTTATTACGGCTTACTCAATCCAATGCGTAAGGTTCAGATAACTGCAACTTACAACTTAGTTACTTACCCAATCTTTTCAGGCTTTATTACTGGATACTCCACTACAACACCTAAGGACATTGGCGAAGTTGTTTATACAACTATCACAGCAGTCGATGCTTTCCGATTAGCTCAAAACGCTCAGATTTCAACTGTTACAGATTCAGGTGCTGGTCAGTTATCAGGTACTCGCATCAATAAGATTCTTGACCAAATTGGATGGCCTGCATCCATGCGTGATGTCGATGCTGGACAGACAACCTTGCTAGCCGACCCTGGTACCCCTAGAACAGCCCTAGAAGCCATGCAGACGGTCGAACTCAGCGAGTATGGCTCTTTATATGTCAATGCTTCTGGCGAGTTCGTATTCCAAGACAGAGCCTTTACAACCAGTAGCGTGAACGCCACGCCAGTTGTCTTTAATGACAATGGCACAGGCATCTCTTACTTCAATGCTCTATGGCTTCTCAACGATGTTCTTATCTACAACTCAGCCCAGATTACTCGCACAGGCGGAACAACTCAATCAGCATCTAACCAAGCATCTATTGACAAGTATTTTATTCATTCATATAACCAGCAGAACCTTTTGATGGAGTCAGATGCCGATGCCCTCAACTATGCTCGGGCTTATGTGGCATCTAGAGCTGAAACCACAACTCGATGCGATGCCATTACCCTTGACCTTTACACTAGAGATTACGATGCAGGAATTACAGCTGCACTCGACTTAGAGTTCTTTGATCCAGTAAGTATCACCACAACTCAGCCTGGTTCATCGACTCTTACCAAAACATTACAGGTCTTTGGGGTTGCTCACAGCATCACCCCTAATTCTTGGAAAACCCAATTCACCACCCTAGAACCAATCATCGATGGATTCATCATTGGATCATCTTTATACGGTATTCTAGGCACTAGCGTTTTAAGTTACTAAGGAGATATAATGCCAACTTTTCCAGCAGCCACAGGTGATGTGCTTACAGCCAACATGTATAACGGCTTGACTGCCTTCACAGTTGGCACAGCCAATACAGCCGACTACACAGCAGTCCTAGCAGACCAGTACCAAGTCCTAGAGATTATGAACAAGGCAACTGCTATCGCGTTTAAGATTCCTACTAACGCCTCTGTGGCATTTCCTATCGGTACTGTAATTACAGTTCTTAACATCGGTGCAGGTGTCTGCACTATCTCAGCAGTTACATCAGGCACTACAACAGTCCTATCTGCTGGAGCAGTAGCAGCATCTCCAACCCTTGCGCAATACAAATCAGCAGCCTGCATTAAGACTGGCACAGATACTTGGTATGTCGTAGGTGCTGTTGCATAATGCTAAATACAATCGTAGGGTTATTGGGTGATGGAGTACCTGTATCGCTAACAGATTATGTGTCTATTTCGACTACAACTGTTGGAGCAGGTGGCGCTGCCACAATTACTTTCAGTTCCATTCCTAGCACTTATAGCCATTTACAAATTAGGGTTTTAGGAAGATGTGATGCTGCTGGTTCTGATAGAGAGAGTTTAGCACTAATGATAAATAGTGATAGTGGCACTAACTATACAAATCACTTTTTACAAGGCACAGGTTCAGCCGCCTCATCGTCCGCAGCTACAGGTCTAACAGGTAGTACAAATCAAAGCGACGGTTCTTCTATAATTACTGGTTCTACTGCACCTGCAAACACTTTTGGTGTGAGCATTATAGATATTTTAGATTATGCGAATACAAATAAATATAAAGTAACACGCTCGCTTAATGGACAAGACCAAAATAGTACAAGTGGGCGGCTTGGTTTAACATCAGGTCTTTGGTTGAATACAGCCGCTATTACAACTTTAACCTTGACTGCTGGAACTGGAAACTTTGTTCAATACTCATCCTTCGCTCTGTATGGGATAAAATAAATGCCACAAACTTACACACCGATAGCGACTTACACGCTTGGCAGCAACCAGACAACAATTTCATTTACTTCAATTCCAAGCACTTACACAGACTTGGTGGTTGTTAGTAACTTTGGAACTACTACTGCAAGTTATCCTTATATCCGATTTAATGGCGATACTGGAAGTAATTACTCAGTAACTACCTTGGCTGGTAATGGCTCATCGGCTTCATCTGCACGCGAATCTGGTGGAAACAAAATCTGGTTAAGTTATGACTTTGAACTGCCAACCACTTTAACTTCTAATCTAATAGTAAATATCCAAAACTAT